GTTTGTTTCTGACCATGTGAAGCTGTTGATCTGAACGGGGCGAGACAGAAACGACGCAAGAGGAGCGCCTTCATCTGAATCAGGTTGAAACGGCCCTAGTGACGGCGCTGTGCGCACCTCACTGAGACCAGAATCCACAAACTTTAGATTTTCCTGCGTGCGGACATTGATGTCGCTCATAGAAAGTTCTTCAGATTGCAATCGGTAGAGATCCACCTGGTTACCCAGGCTTCTTTTTTCTGTTTTTTGTTGTTTTTGGTTTTGTTTGTTTGGTGTTTTTCTCGGGAAATGGGCCACCTTGCCCAACATCCCACATTTTTTGGGGCTTGCCCCCCCTTTGACAGTGGCTAAAAAGCCACAGCGCAGTCGAAACGTACGCTGGGGGTGGTGCTACGCGCATTGTTCGCTCTTGCCCATGAGCTACAGGATCGCGCAACTACCCCTCCTTTTTGGTTTCTGGTAAGGACATAGGAGGAATGCCCAATTTTGCCGATTACTCGGCTTCCGCGGACGTCTCGCCGTCCGCCTGCGCCACCTCAATTCCGCTGGACAACTTCCACTTGACGACCAACATGTCCCAAGTCTGGAAAGTTACCGGCGTCTCATATTCCGGTGGAATGGTTCGCACAAAGATCTCTCGCAGGATGGTCTGTTTCTCTTCGAACACTTCGCGACCGTACCAGAAGTATTCCACCCCGACGTTGCGAATGATTTCTTCACCCTGTGCAAACGCTGAGATGGTGTCACTGGGCACCCACGTGGTCATCATCTTGTCCAACGTGGCATGCACGATCGGACACACCACTGCATCCAGATCAGGTTCGTAGCGCCATCCGCGCTTCAAGAAACTGGTTTGCGAGACGTGGAGGAACGGCACTGAAGCCGCACCCTTGTCAGCCATGGTGTATTCAACGCCGAGGGTAGCCAACAAATCTGAGATGGCAGTGTGGTTGAACCACTCACGCGCTGTGCCGAACTCGTTGTCGTCGCCATACGTCACCAAGTGCACGAATTCCCGGAAAGAGAGAACCTCCTTCTCGGGGTTGAGCTCGTGGTAGCAGTACCGCATGTACAAACAGTTGACAACGCAGTTGAGAATGACCGTCAGAGGGTGGCCCGAAGGGTTGCTTCCCAAAAACTGGATCAGGTCGCCATTGAAGTTGCAGAATGAACATGCTACATCATATGCGACTCCCCACATGATCAGGATCTGGTCTGGG